TTATTGTCCGTTTAACACCGGACCATGTTTTTCTTTATTTTATTGTATATTAATATTTTTGATTTAATGTAATAAAGTCCTTTGTGGTTTTTATTACCCACATCGGAAATTTATTTCTAAATCCATTCAAGTTTTAATTACCTTGTTTGAATAAAAGTGTTTTAGTGTCATTTTATGCACCCTTGTCTTGGGTTCGTAAGGCCCCATTACAAGTGAAGTAGCATACCTAGTTCAACGCTTTAATCTCGTTGTTCACCGCTTTTTATACATGAAATGTATTTTCATCTCGTTGATAGAGAACTATTAGAAAAAAGAGTTTGTTACACTCTAAATCGTCAATTTGGCGCAGTTTTATATTTTCTTCTGTACTAGAAAATAAGCAAGTTTATTGCTTCAATGGTAAATTTATACTCGATTAAAATCAGGAGTATATTACCCATACGAAGCTTACAAATAATAATTCAATTAAAATAGAAATTTGATTGTAATGATTAGACCTGGCATTTATTTGCCCAGAGAAATCCCACCGAATTTATGTAATCCGTCGATTATAAACACACCTCGAAAGAGAGAGTAGTGTTTTAGACGTAGATTTATTTATGAGGAAGAATTGGTTTTCTGGATTATAATTTATACGACGTACCGTATGTTATAGGTCCCAATACCACAATAAATATTTTTGGTTTCAGCATGTACTAGCATGTAGGGTGTGGTTACCCGTAATTTACCCAAAACAATGTTTATTGTGTGAGGCATTTAGATTGATAATTTCAATGTTTTAACTGTTTTGTAATTTGTTATTAGAATATCCGCAAGGATACTGATATTAACCCTTTTCTTTAATTATGTTTTTAAGCAATTATTTAGAAGAAACAATTACAAACACCACACAAGGGTTCTGGCTATTATTAACAATGATAGTTTCAGTTGTCGCCGTTCAGGTTGGCATAAAGTTTGATGCAATGTTTTCCCAATCAGGGAAAGCAGAGCGCATTGAGAAATTTGAGTCGAGACGTAAGAATCACCGAAACGCTGAAAAGCGTAAGGCGATCGAACGTAAGAACAAATATGATTATATTCAAGAATGTAAAAAACATTCTAAGAAGAATAATCGTCAGGAGTCAAAGAAAATTCTTTACAAGTCGCAAGTAGGCGAAGAAGAAGAATTTTTCACAGATGTAAAAGATTTTATTGGTAAAGCAAAAATCGTTGCATCAGACGCATGGAGGCATACTAAGCCTTTAATTAGTAATAATTTTAGTTTTGAAAAATACTACACAATTTATGGTTATATTAAAGCCTGTAAATTAACTGGTTTATTTTGCGAAATCTTCGATATTCTCATTTCATTAGAGATGATGGAGAGTTTTGCTGTTCAATTTGAAGGTTGGGACATTTATGTTCCTAAAAAACGCAGAGGTAAAACTAAAATTACCGATTTATTTGAAGCTGGTTATTCGTTTATTCGAGCAGCTAACAAAGCATATTTGGATTTTCCAACTAAAGGTTTCGCAGCCTTTTATGGAGATGGCAAAAATGGTTTATTCGAAGAAGATTACACTTATGTAACTTCGCACAATGTACTTATTGATACAGGAGCAATTAATACCGAAGAGGATATTAAGAGTTTCGACCTTAAGTTACAGAGAGCGATCGATACTTGCAATTCTATGATAGGGGCAAATTCCGAAAGGAGTTATTATACCCCAAAATTGAGAGAATTAAAAGTATTGCAAGCTAAACGTATTGCATCGCAAAAAGATTTTATTAGAATGAAACCTTACGGTATTTTATTGACCGGAGGTTCATCTGTTGGTAAATCTTCAATTGCAAATGCATTAACACGTTATGTTTTAAGTGTAAATGATTTTCCATCATCGGCAAATTCAGTAGTTGTATTGAATGAGGCTGATAAATTTCAGTCTGAATTTCGTACTTATCATACAGGAGTGATTCTTGATGATTTGTGCAACAGTACAGTTGATACTACCGATGGTAATCCTTTACTTAAGGTTATCCAGTTTATTAATAATTCGCCCCAATCAGCATTGAATCCTAATGCTGAAATGAAAGGAAATGTTATGATAGAACCAAGAGTTGTCTTGGCTACTACTAACGTGAAAGGATTAAATGCAGCTCATTATTCCAATGAACCATTATCAGTGGCTCGTAGGTTTGATGTCACTGTTACGCAGAAAGTTAAACCGAAATATCGTTTGTTAGATTCAGAGATGTTGGATTCAGCTAAAGTCGCTCAAGATTTTAGTGGAACCGCATTTCCAGATTTTGCGATGTTTACGGTTGAACGACCAATATTAGGTTCAGGAAATATTCGTCAAGGCAACGCTAAGAAAGCGCGTGTCACGTATGTACCTGTTGTATTTGAAGGACAAGAATTAGTGGATGTAAATTTACGCACTTTGATGTCATATTTGAAATACGATACAGGAAAACATTTCTTTGAACAGAAAAGTTTTGTAAAGACACAAAGAGAAAATGTCGATATAGAACTTGATGATGAAGGTTTTCCAATTGGAATGGCTCGAGAAGAAGAATTTGATTCGCAAATGGCTGTACTAGACGATTTTATCGAAAAGTATACTGCCTTAGAGGATTTAGCGATTCTTAAATTAAGTCATTTTGTGGAATATATGTTGCGCAAACGAATGGTTAAGAATTGGGTATACGGAATGTATGCTCAATATTTTAACATCGCATTCATGATAATTATTTATGCATGCGCGGTTGCTCAAAATATGTCACTTAGAGGAGGCATAGTAGTAATTTCTACTTTGTATATCTTTAGATATTTATTTTATCGTATTGTGTGCTTCTATATTCTATGGAGAATTAGAAGAATGAAGAGGTTAAGTGCCTGGTTCCGTGATTGTACATGGATTGGCAAATTGAGATTCATAACCTGTATTGGAGGAGTCGCATCATTAACAGCTTTTGGCGCACTTACGGCATTTATGTCAGAGAAGTTATCCGGAGTGAAATTACCTTCAGAATCAGCAAGTTGTGTACATTTAGAACCAAATGAGGTCACTAAGAGTACAAATCAAGGTAATGAATTTTGGGATGAACATCAGCGTTATAAACGTTTTTCGTTCAATCCTAAGATGCAAGGCAATGCTAGAACAACGACACCACAACAGTTGGTGAATTTGATTAGCAGAAGGATTTTGATGATTCATATCGAAACGAAAAAGGGAACTATGCAATTTTGCAATTGTTTACCTATTCGTGGAAATATAGCATTAATTCCGGCTCATGTTGTTCCTGATTATACTGCCAATGCTGTAGTAACAAAAGTAGGAGCGAATCCAAAGAGAATAGTTATTTCTCGGGATTCCTGTTACAAGATACCAAATACGGATGTTTGCTTATGGTATGTTCCGGAATTAGGAGATCAGAGAGATTTGACAGCCTATTTTCCAGGAACTATTTCGCATAAGAAACAGTATGTTGGAAGTGTAGTTTATAACGATCATGGTGAATCTAAAGTATATAAAAATATTTTAGGAACACGTGGAACTAGTAAGACCACCTTAGGTGGCAAGTTCGAATCGATTAATTATTATTTCCCAGAGCAAACATTTCAAGGATTGTGTATGGCAACATTTGTAGCCAAAGACAATCGTGAAATGCCGTTTATTGGAGGATTCCACTTAGGTGGAAAGAACTGTTCAGCAACTGCTGGGTTTATTACCAAAGAACAAATTTTGGAAGCTATTGACCAAATAGCAAAGAAACCTTCAGTATTACCTTCACATGCAGGTCAGTCATTTAATACTCAAATGGGAGATATTAATGTCGGACCTTTGGTAGAGCCACACAAATTATGTGTGACTCAAGATTTAGATGGAGATTCACGCTGTATAGTGTTTGGAGCTCATAATAAATCTGGAGCCACTCCAAAATCTGAAGTTGTAGTTTCATCTTTGTCAGAAAAGGTGACTGAAATTTTAGGTTTGGAGAGAATGCATGATAAGCCTCATGAAATGCAATCAGCAGAACATAAAGTAGTGGATATTGAGAATAAATCTCACACTGCTTATAAGTTCGAATCACGATTGTTAGATAAGGCTGTTGTTGATTTTGATGTTACATTGAAAGCTGGTCTTAAAGGAAAATTACATCGCTTAGGAAAACTGAGTGATGATGTTGTTTTAGCCGGATTAGACGGTGTAGTTGGTATTAATTCTATGAATTTTCAGACTGCATGTGGATTTCCGATGACCGGACCAAAGACTAAATTAATTAAAGTCTCAGATAGGGAAGTGAAAGGAATCACTCGTCCTGTAGATATTGATCCAAAAGTGTTAATGGAAATTGCGCGATTGGAAAAAGTTTTACTAAATGGAGATAGAATTAATGCAGTGTTCAAAGCATCACTCAAAGATGAACCAGTGAAAATTGGTAAAAAGAAAGTTCGAGTTTTTGCAGGTAGCAATATTTACTTTATCATGTTAGTGAGGAAGTATTTTTTGTCTATTTCTGCATTAATGCAAGAGAACAAAGAAATCTTTGAATGTGCTGTTGGTTTGAATGTAGAATCACCAGAATGGACAACCATGATGAAACATATCTACAAATTTGGGAAACATAGAACTGTCGCCGGTGATTATAAATCATTTGACGGTAAAATGTCTCCTAGAGTTATGTTAGCTAGTTTCAAAATTTTGATTAATTTAGCTGAAGAAAGTGGTAATTATGACGCAGATGATTTGACTATCATGCGTGGTATTGCCACAGAGATTTGTTCACCAACATACGATTTTTTCGGAACGTTGGTACAGTTTTTTGGATCTAATCCATCAGGACATCCTTTGACTGTAGTTACAAATTCTTTAGTTAATAGTTTATATATGCGTTATGTTTATTACAAGATAGCAGCTGAAGAAAAATGGTGGAAAACACCATTATTTAAGGAAGTTGTAGCTTTAATGACGTATGGAGATGATAATATTATGTCCGTCAAGAAAGGTTATGACGCGTATAACCATACTAATGTAGCAC